ACTCCTGTAAACAATAGACCATATCCAAACAATCCACCTAGGATTGCGCCCATAATACAACACGCAAGGAACGATACGAGAGGGCTTTCTTTGGGAATCTTGCCCTCTCGCTTAGGGATTGAAAAATCTTTCTTCGCGTAATCTCTCATTACTGACATCGGGAAACGACCTCGCTCATGCGATCCACCTCCTCGCCGAGGTCCTCCATCGACCACTCAGAATAGTTGTAACCACGAGGACGGAAGCCATAGGCATCCTTGTGAGCATCAGAAATGTAGCTGATCAGCGACTCTCTAAGCATCTCAAGCGTGTTCATTATGATGCCTCCGCGAACAATTGACCAAAACCTTCAACCAGAAGGTTGTAAGAATAGACCTCATATCTCCACTCATGGTCGAAATCGTAGTCGTCAGTCTCAAGCGCAGCTACCTCAGCAGCGGCGTAACGCTTCTCAAAACCCATCAGAGCGTCGAGGGTATCTTCAGTACCCATGAAACCTTTGACAATCCTCAAAGCTTGGTTGAAGTCGATCCCTTCAGCCTGCATCTCTTGGATTTCAGATTCTGTTTGGTAGATGATTCGTGCCATGTGTCAATTCCTTATCTCAATTTATGTGTACATTATAGGCTAGATCGGGGCCTTTGTCAACACTTTTTTGTAAAAAAAACAACTTTTTTTAGAACATTTTGGAATAAAGATATAACTTTTTGTTCTATGCGTATTCCGCTTCTTCCCACGCAGCCTCAAAGTCATCAAAACCTTCGGCCACCCGAGTGTTACATAAAGACTCATTATTTTTCAACGCAGTCCATAAAGTCTCAGGCAAAACTTGATGACGTGCTGATCGACGGTCAGCAACATAGTCGGCATAGGTATCAAAAGAGGTAGCGGTTCCTGTTGTTTTCATCATGTCTTTATTTCCTTGATTTGAGAGTATATTATAGGCCATAGCTGACATTTTATCAACACTTTTTTTAGAACATTTTGGAATAAGGAACCGATATCACGAGAAGAAATCTTCTAAGGTATTGACCTTCTCGGCAGACCAACCTAGGGCCTCGAGGATGATTTCAATGGGTTTGAGGAACACTTTGTCGAACTGGGTATCGTAGTCGATGTAGGGCTGGAGGTCGAACTCCTTGGGTAGGTTACGGGGGAACGAGATCATATTCTCTCGCAGGGGGTTGGGGAGTTTCAGATAGACATATTTGATCTTATCACCGGAGATGATCTTCTCGTATTTCTTGGACAGATTCTTCTTCTGCAGGAAGTCGTTGTACAGGATACAGCCACGGACGTGGATTGGACATCCCTTCTTGTAGAGTTCTGGGCCGGCCTTCACACGGAATTTGTCAATGTTGTCAGTTCCTGAGTTCTTGGCGATCTCTTCGATGGGGAGCGATTTGAACTGATCTCGAAACTCGGCGATGAATTGTTGGGTGTCTGATTCGGTACCCTGCATGATCACCTTGAAGGCCTCTTTCATCTTATCTCGGCAGACCTCAGGAGTCGAGGACCGAACAGATTCCAAGCCAGTCACAGAGATCTTTGGGGTCTCATAATGGACACCTTCGGAGTTGAGGGTATTGAGAATGTATCTCTTCTTGGCCACGAACAGACCCTTGTCGTTGATCTTCTCTCGTTTCATCCCCATGGCCTGCCGATACGCACCCATGTCATCTGCAAGTTTCTGGTATCCTTTTTCAATGACATCTTCGATTTTCGAGGAGCAGATCTTGTCGAGAAATTCTTCACCCTTCTGCCGATCAATATCAACAGTACCGAAGACCTCTTCGATCACCGGGGCAAAGTTCACATAGATCGAGTCGGTATCGATGTAAATGATATAATCCTTATCGTCAGTCTTGAGGAGTTTGTTTAGATAATCGTTCACCGATTTCTGGGCATATCGAATCGAGAGCTGTCCAGATGTGGTGATCGCCTCGGCCATCTCATTAATATAGTATGCGAAGTAAATGTTGGCAGTCGCACCATAGAGGCTGTTCATCGAGATCTTGATCGACATCTGAGAGTTGTGTAACTGATTGGCCTCTGCCTTGAGTTTTTTGATCTGTCGAGGATCTTTCTCAACCTCGAGTTGCTGTTCTACAGCCAACATCTGTTTCTTGATCTTGGATCGGTTGTTGTAGTATTCATCAATGATTTCTGGAATGATTCCCAGTTTGTCATTTCGAAAACACACACCATTGGCAGTGACCGACACGTTAGGATCGTCGTTCTTGTAATCACCCTTGAGAACCATGTCCTGCGTCACATATTCTCTACGATCACCAATATACGTCTCGGGTGACATATTGTATTGAAGCATAAGGTGAGGATACAGGGAGTTCAAATCAAAGGACACGACCCAAGGATGTAGACCGATCTGAGGGTCTTTCACATATCCACCAACAAGATCAGCGCGGTGACCGGGAGAACCACTCTTGATCGGTGGGGCAATATTCTTGCTCATCAATCGACGATAGAGTGTGGTTTCCCATATGCCCACAGTCCCGAATGCCTCTTGGTAATTCACACCACCTTGGTACGCGATGGTCATCACGAGAGCCAATAGGGCAGTCTCATCTTCTAGTCTTTGAATCAGTCGGGTATCTTGGAGGTTATAATCGAGATAGAGCTGAGGATTCTGTTCATAGAGGGCTGTCAATGAGCCGTATTCGGTATAATCAAGTTTCTTCTCACCGAGGATCACATGAGCGATATGGTCAAGTTTGAATGATTCTTGTGGGCCATATTTGTACCCAAACTTCTTGAAAGCATCCAGATAGTCGAGGACAGCCACACCAGAGATCGAATAGGTCGATTGGATCTTGTCGAAGAGTTCACGGCTACGTTTACGAATCTTTTTCCACGGGGACAGTCGGTTTGCCAATTCCTCACCACACTCTCGAAGAATTCTCGTCACGATGTACATGATATCGAAGAACTCTACGTTCCATCCTGTTACGATATCTGGATAGTCAGATGTCCACAGATCCACGAAATGCCGAAGGAGTTGTTGTTCGGTATCGAATTTGATGAAGTTGATATTCTCTGGGTCGATGTCAGTGATCGTTGCGTATTTGTCGTAATCTTTCAGACCGAGCAGATGATAGGTATCTGACTTGGAAGATTTGTACGCGATGGATGTGATTGGGTTATCAGCCTCCTCCACGTTGGGGAAACCATCGGTAACATCAACCTCGATATCGAACGAGACAATGTTGATCTGATTGATATCGAACTCTATCTCGCCTGGGTAATGTTCTTGAATGAATTGAGCCACATACTTCGTGTTCCCACAGATTTCCATCATCCCAACATCTTTGTATTGGTCGACGAAGTCCGAGGCCTCTTTCATCGAGTCGAACTTGAACGGATGGAGAGGCTTCTCTGTCAGCAGGGAGGTATGGGTGGTGCCTTCTTTCTTGTTCGGGGCATGAACATAGAGAGTGGGCTTGTATGGAATTTTGTGTGCCACCCTCTTGCCGTTCTTGTATCCACGGTAGAGGATGTTGTTGCCGAGTCTATCTACTGAAGTGTAGAATTGCATATATTGTCTCCAGTTTGAGTGGCCATTTTATCACGCACCAAACCAAAAGTCAACCACTATGCACTTTTATGTCCATAAAAGTGTAACTTTGTCCATTTATATGTACCTATAAGTGTAATTTGTATGCACTTATATGTACCTATAAGTATATTATGCAGCAATCTCTGAAAAATTCTTGACTTTGTGGAATCTGATATGATTTGCAAATTTCTCTGCGAACTGATCACCACGGTGTGAGATCACAAAGATGTTGTCGTTGGCATTCAGGTTGTGTAGGGTCTCAATCAGACTTTCAATCCCAGTTCCATCGAGAGCCCCATCAAGGGTCTCGTCGAGAACAAGAAGATTGGTCGACACAGAGTTTCTCAGTTTGGCCACCGATCTCCAGGCCAACATGATCGATAGAGAGATTCGTAACTTCTCACCTTCGGAGAATGACCCATATGAGAACGTGTCACGGAACCGAGACCGAATTACCTCATTGAAGCTCTCGTCAAGATGAAAATCGACAAACAGTTCGAATGCAGCCAAATACTTGTTGATCAGCTTGTTCATCACAGGGATGTACTGCCGAATGATCTTTGCCTTGATCCCGCCATCTTTGAGGATCGTGTTCACCACATTCAAGATGTTTTGCTCTTCAAAGAGTTCTTCCCTGCGTTTGTGTAGGTCGCAGAGTTCCTTCTTGAGTTGTTTCATATAGGATTTATCGACCGATTCGACTTCCCTTTCAGCGTTCTCTAGTTCGGACTTATAAGACATGAGGGCATTCTTAGAGATTCGAATCTCGCCTCGATTCTCACTGATATCCGTGTGGTTCTTTTGAATCAGAGTCTCGACCTCGGATATTTCACTGATACGTGAGGACATATCGGAGATCTTCTCTGCGATATCAATCAAGCCCGTTTCAATAGCATGTTTCTTTTCTTCTTTCTCTGTCGTGATCTCTGCCTTAAACTCGTGGTCGATTCCTTGTTTGCAGGTCGGGCAGTTGTCATTGTCGTGATAGAAGGCAATTTCTTTTTCAAAAGTTTGCTTTGATTTTATCAGATCTCGTTCGACATTAGTGTACTTGTCAAGTTTGTTCTGAGTCGAGCTCTTATCTGCAATGGTTTCATATAGGGCAGTTATCTTTTCATCGATGTCGTCGATTAGGAGCTGTTTCTCTTCGATCTTGTCAATGTGTTCCTGCATCTTCTTTTGGATTTTCTTGACCTCAGACTTCTTGATCTTGACGATCTCGGCATTGTTCTTCTCAGCCTGTTCGAGACTTCCCTCGGTCATATCCACCTTATAGCCATTCTCAGCGATATCATTCTTATTCACACTGATTCGATCTTTGGCCAAGAAGTTCATCGTGCTGAAGACTTGGATATCGAGTAGATCTTCGATGATGTCTCGTCGAGATTG